AAAAAACACCCACTTGGGTCATTGTCGAAAACGTTGGTGGCTTCGTCAACGTGGCACTCGACGATGTATGCCTTGACTTGGAAACAGAAGGTTACGCCACGCAATCGTTTATTATTCCAGCTTGCGGTATCGAAGCTCCCCACAGAAGAGATAGAGTCTGGATCATTGGAAAATGTGTGGAGAACACCAGACGCACATTGCGACAGGGGGCCGTCGAGCAAGGAACGAATGAAAATGAAGTTAGAGAAGGGGATGCCAATAAGCTTGAACGATCAAGTAGCACACCCGAACTTGATGTGGCCAACACCAACGACACAGGACGTAATAGAACATCCGAATGCAAAACTGACGGAGTCAGGCAGGAGATTGACGAAGGACGGCAAGGACAGTCACAGTCTGAATCTAGCGGACAAAGTAGCACTAGTGGAGAAGACGTGGCGAACACCAACAACGATGGACACAAAGGAAGACTCTCTAAAACATGCGACGAAAATGCTACAGGGGAAGACGCACAGAGCATCAGGAGCTTCAATACAGAGGAGTCTAGCAGACGAAGTGATGATGGAGGAGATACTAAAAAATCCAAAATTGATGGAACATTATCAAAATCATCAGATGGTGGAAAGGGAGAACCTTCCAGAACAACAAGAGTTTGTGACTTATCTGAGAAGTCAGACGACAGCCAAAGAGCTAGCGGAGAAGACGGGGATAAAGAAAACAACAGTAGAACATTGGTTCAGGAAGGACAAAGCGGGGTTCAGTCACCCAACAATAGAGGACTGGGAGATGATAAAACCACACTTGAAGGAAGTGAAGTACGACAAGGAGCTAACGACGTTGACATCGATAGAGTGGAAGTCTCAGGAACTATGGCCGACGCCAAGGAGCTCAGTGGGAATGAGCATGTCGATGGAGACAGTAAACAAGGCAATGGAGAACAACAGGGGATACAAACACAACTTGGAGGAGAAAGTGGCTATGAAGCACACTTCCAAAAAAAGCAGTGGGAGTTTGAACCCGCAGTGGGTAGAGTGGCTCATGGGATACCCGATAGGGTGGACAGACTTAAATCACTAGGAAATGCTATAGTACCTCAAATAATTTATCACATAGGAATAGCGATAGCGAATGAAGAAATGGATAGCACTAGTTAGTATACCAATACTTTGTCTGCCTTTACTTTTTAATTGGCAGGCATTGGAAGTGCTTAAATTAAAAACCTTTGATGCTTTAGTTATAACACCAGAACCTAGTGGCATGTTTGTTACACTAGATATAACAGAGGAAGACCTTACTCTGTCTGGTGGATGGCCTTACCCACGTCAGGATCTTGCAAGAATTCACTTAGACCTCATAGATGCAGGAGCTTGGGGCGTGGGTTGGGTCGTCGCTTTTCCACAAAAAGATAGGTTTGGGGGAGATGAGGATTTTGCATACGTGCTATCAAACACAGCAAGTGTTATTGCAATGTTTGAAAACGATACAGGTGATTACCCACCCACTACAGGTACTGTTATATTAGGAGACGGTTTACCTATACAGGCAATAGAATCTAAAGGAGTGGTACAAAACACACCAAAACTTGCAAGTGCAACTAGTCAAGGCCTGGCCGTTGCACGAACAGATGTAGATAACTTAGTAAGGCGTTTACCTTTACTATTACAAACACCAGATGGTTGGACACCTTCTTTTGGTATAGAAGTAATGAAAATAGTATCTAGCTCTGATACTTACATTATTAAATCTGAACAAGGTCAAATAGTAGAACTCACTTTACCTAATTACGCACAAATACCTGTAGATAATATTGGACGTCGTTGGGTGTCATGGATTGACACACCAACTACTACGTTACAAGAGATGGATGTAAAAGATAAGTTTGTATTTGTAGGAGTAAGTGCAAAGGGAGTTATGCCTCAAATAGCCACGCCTGATGGTTTAAAATATCCACACCACGTGCAGGCGGCTTTAGCTGAGAGTATGACCGTAGATGTACCTGCAATACCCGGGCTTTCTTTATTATATGAATTACTTATATTAATAGGGTCTTTGTTATTACTAGTGATTATAGTACGTAACACACCTGTTGTTGCTTCTATAGTAGGGGTTGGTTTTATTTGTGTCGTGCTTATTACCGGAGCTCTACTTTCTGCACGAAATAATATACTTATAGACTTTAGCTATAGTATAGTAGGGGTAATACTTTTATCAGTACAAGAATTTTGGTTAAGGTTTGGGGAGCAATACAAACTAAGACAACAGATTAAGAAACAGTTTGAACACTATTTAGATCCCCGACAGGTTGCACGATTGCAGAAAGACCCTAGTTTGTTAAAGTTAGGTGGAGAAAAACGTACGTGTACGTTCTTGTTTACAGACGTTAGGGGATTTACGAATTTGTCTGAAAAACTTGAACCAGAACAAGTTACTGAAATAATGAATAGGGTGCTTACTGAACAAGTTAAATGTATACAGGCACATGGGGGTATGGTTGACAAGTTCATAGGCGACGCATGTATGGCCATCTTTAATTCCCCCCTATTAGTAGATGAACATGAGCAACGTGCTGTCGCCTGTGCTCAGGATATGCGTACGGCTATTCGCATGTTGCAAAAAGAATTGCCCGAACCAATAGCAATAGGCATAGGTGTAAATACAGGAGAAGCTGTAGTAGGAAACATGGGTAGTGATACAAGGTTTGATTATTCTGCCATAGGAGATGCTGTAAACGTAGCGGCACGATTAGAAAGTGCAACTAAAAAATATGGGGTTGATATACTTGTAGGAGAACGTACAGCAAAAAAAGTGGACAAATGTCTCCCGCACGGAAAGATTCAAGTAAAAGGCAAAGAGAAAGCATTAAAAGTGTATACTATATAAATGCCACGTAACTATAAAAAAGAATACGCTAATTACCAAGGCACAGCTAAACAAAAAAAGCGTCGTGCTATGCGTAATAAAGTAAGACGTATGATGGAAAGAGCAGGAAAAGTTAAGAAAGGAGATGGGAAAGACGTACATCATAAAGACGGAAACCCTATGAATTATAAGAAAAAGAATTTAAAAGTAGTTAGAAAGGCAAAAAATCGTTCTTTCGCTCGAAATCGTAAAGCTGGCAAAAAATGACCTCACACGGTTAACTGTAGCACGTTTTTAGCACATAGTCCTTGTGCTGACATCAAAAACACCTAAAATGCAACAGAGAGCGTCTCCGTGCGTTCTATAAGATTTTGGTTTTTTCTAGGGTTTTTATTAGCTTATTTAGGTACCATTGAGCCTTTTTTAGATCTTCGACACCTTTTTTGTTCTCATAACGCCAAATATACTTTTGGATGTTACCTTTTAAGTAACCTTTGAAAGCTTCTGAAGACATACTTTCTTGGATTGCATCTATGCATTCTATGTTTCCAGAGTTATAGTGTGGTGGTGAGTTAACCATGTCGGTCATTTTTTTCTCCCGGTAGTTTATAATCCATGGCTTCTTCTACTTTTTTAAATAGTTTATCCATTGCCTTTTTTACTTGTGGATTTTCAAAATATAATTTTTCTATAGCAAATAATAATTTTTGTTTATCATTATGTTTCATTGTCTTTCTCCAAACAGAAACTACTTAAAGCTTCTATATAGTTTTTAAATGTATAAGAACGTTCATTAAATTCTTTTACTGTAAATTTTTTTAAATCAAAATCTTCTATTACATACACTTGATTCAATGTAAGAGGATTCTTTTTTAGGTAGGGACTCTGTGTATTTGTATTCAACAAAACAAGAGTTAGCTTGACCAGAATAGAAAGCGTCAGGAACGCCTCCGTGGTAGGGGTCGTTTATCTTCCAATGATAAACTTCTTTGGGTAAATGCTTGTGTACTTTATTTATGAACTCCTTTTCTCGCACACGAAGGAGTATATCATAGAATCGGGCATGCGACATATTCTGTCGCACGCCGATTGCACGAAAGCTATTAACTAGCTTGACCAAAAGACCTCGTGTAAAAATCTTTGGCTTGGTTGTAGATTTCTTCTGTTAACCAACCAACATTAGAGATGCTTATATTCATAAAAGCTTGTCCCTTTCTGTTTGCTGTTGACACAGAAGACATTTTCCATAAAGACGCGAATCTATCGCCACCAAGCTTAGTTATTTGAGTATTCCATTCTCTAGAAACTCTAAGCTTAGAAGATGCGCAGTCAAATAGAAATGGAATATCAGAGATTTCCATAGTCTTTTCATCTACTTTTAACAAACTATGTGTTTGTGTTTGGATAACCTCAGCATCTTCTTCTGAAACACCTTGGTCTGCAATAGCTTGTATTGCTTCTTCACGTGTAGGGTAACTGCCTAAGAGGCCACCACCAGCTTCACGTTTTTTCCAAGCAACAAACTCTTCCTTGAAATGCACATTCACAATTAACATTTCTTGGCCATAGTTTTCGCCAGTAACAGTGTTAATGAAATCGCCAACCTTGGCACCTTCCATGTAATCACTGTGGTTTTCGTCAACTTCATTAGACATCTTTTGAAGTTGCTTTACTCTAGGAACAGAGAGATGGTCAGATTGAACATTCTCGTTTCCTAATCCACTACCTAATTTAATGTGAGCAGGTAGTTCAGTACTCACTATACTTATATCTTTAGACATTTTTCATTCCTCATCGATATTGTTATTATTATGCTGACCTAAAGTTAACTCTGGTCAACTCCGTACTTTTAACACCGGGTACATCCATACCTAATGCTATAAGCTCTCTGTAGGCTGTTGCAGACATGCGTTTTTGCAATAGCTCAAACTGATTTGTTTTTACTATATGCTCATGCACATCGTCCCAGTTTTCTACAGTTGGCACAATCTCTTGTTTAATAGATATTGTGCATAAATCATTAGAAACTTTATCGAGCCCTTGCTCTTGCATTCTAATGACTATCTGGGTTTCAAGTTCGCGTTGAGTTTTCTTATACAACTTTTCAGCTTCTTGAAGATTTTTAATTTCTCTTTTAGTTTTTGCTAATTCTGTT